AAATGCCAAGACCAAAAAGTACTTCGAGTACGTAAAGTAATGAAACAAACTGCCATCTTTCTTTCCATCACCACTTCTCTTTCATTCGGCTGCTCTTATTTTCTAGAGCTGACAATGGGTAATTTTGAGCAGTATCTTGCTCTGATTGCTGTAGTGTTTGTGGATGGGTTCTTCGGAATTATAGCCGGGATCAAGAGAGAGGGCTTCAAGACCTTTAAGGCTGTGAAGGTGCTGCAGAGAGCAATAACTTGGGTGGTGCTGCTGACTGTCATACTGATGGTAGAGAAAGGATTTGCAGGTACCAGTTGGTTATCTGAAACCATTATCGTACCTTTCATACTTCTACAGCTTATAAGTGCTCTTAAGAATGCTTCGATGTCAGGCTACATTCAGATAGGGGATCTAAATAAGATCTTAGATCGAATAGATCCTCACAAAGGAGAAAGAAAAGAATAAAAGATAAGGCCCTTACGGGCTTTTTCTATTTATAATATATGCAGAAGTTAAAGCCATACCTCTTCCCAATACTTATAGGACTATCAGCACTATCAGTCTCTGCATCCGCTGCATTTTATTCTGTTAGTGGATTAACTAAGTTATTTGCTGGCGCCGCTCTAGAAGTAGCAATCATGGCCGGCTCTCTTGAAGTAGCTAAACTAGTAACAGCTTCTCTATTATACCAGTATTGGGATAAATTAAATAAAGGGCTGCGAACATACCTTGCAGTTGCTACTGTAGTGCTTATTATTATAACTTCTATGGGCATCTACGGCTTCTTATCAGCCGCTTATCAAGAAACAGCTAACAAAGCCAGCAATATTGACGCTAAAATTGCCCTTATAGAGACAAAGAGGGATAACATAAAGGAGCAGCTAGCAGTATATGCCTCTGAAAAAGAGTCTATCAACAGAGCGGTGAGTGATTTAAGAGCAGGACTAGCTAACAATGTTATACGATATAAGGATAAAGACGGGAACCTTATTACTACTACATCTTCTGCTACTAGAACAGCTTTAGAAAAACAGTTAGACCAGGCTATAGGGAGACAAGCTGCAATTAACGCTAAGGTAGATAAGTTTAACGATCAACTTTTTACATATGAAACTGATATAGTAAGTACTAATACCGGTAATGAGACAGCCGGGGAGCTAGGCCCATTAAAGTATCTATCAGGATTAACAGGAGTACCGATGGATAAGATTATAAATGCTTTGCTTTTAATTATAATTTTTGTATTTGATCCCCTAGCAATTTCACTAGTAGTAGCAGCTAATTTTGCATTTACCCAGATTAAATTAAAGATTAAAGAAGAGGAGGAAGTACCTGAAAGTCTTCCTATATTAGAAGGAGAAAGTATTCAAGAACTACACCAAGAAGACCTAGCTATAGAACAGCCACCAGCTGCCCCTTCTAAAACATACTCAGGAGACAGTTATCAAAAATTAGCTCGACAACCCGGTCACTATTACAAAGACATGAAAATTGAGAAAGTAGTAAATAAGGCTGGACGTACTTGGGATATTGTTGTAGGAGATAAGAGATACAAGATAGATAAAAGAGATATAGAAATAGTAAGTAGGCTCAAAGAATAGTTGAACTTCTAAGCAAAAGTTCGTATATTAAGGTTATGAATGATAAGAAAGTTACTGCTCAAGCGAGCGCCGTTGAGATTCTAAAGAAAGAATACCCGACCATCTATAACGGATATACTCAGATCCAGCAAGAGCAACTAGAACTCTTTGCTAAGAAGCACCTTGATTACGGGATGCATAACATCACTGCAGGCACCCAGCTCGCTACTGAAGATGAGATTGGCTTTGCTCTGACCGGGCTCTGGTATCGGATCTCCGATAAAGTAAGCCGATGGAAGAATCTGCTTATTAATCGACGAAGTGTTCAGAACGAATCCTTGATGGATACTTACCAGGACCTGGCTAACTACGGCATCATAGCTCAGTTAGTAGCTAGGGGGATGTGGAAGAAGTAAGATGGCAAAAAAGAAACTTCCTAAGGAGGTAAGCCTGGTTCGTGAATATGAAGTAGAGAAGTACGACACGAAGGAGAATAAAAACATCTCCTACAGTCAATACTCAATCTACAGTACGTGTCCACATCAGTGGTACCTTTCGTATCCGAAAAAGCTAGCACCTTATACTCCTAGCATCCATACTGTCTTCGGGACTGCACTTCATGAGACAGTCCAGAACTGGCTTGATGTACTTTTTAATGAGTCCGTGAAAGCTTCTAATGAGATCGATCTACCGGCCTATCTTATGGACCGGTTAAAGAAGACTTACAAGAAGGAGAGGTTTAGTAACGGAAACAAAGACTTCACCACTCCAGCCCAGCTCCAGGAATTCCACAACGACGGAATAGCGATACTAGACTACCTAAAAAAGAAACGAGCTATCTACTTTAGCACCAAGGGCACATACTTAGTAGGGGTAGAGATTCCGCTTATCCAGAAGCTTAAACCCGGGCTATACTTCAAAGCCTACCTGGACTTAGTCTTCTTTAACGAAGTTACAGGAAAGTATTTGATATTAGATATCAAGACTTCGACCAAGGGATGGAGTGACTATGAGAAGAAAAGCGATACTAAGATCTCTCAGATTCTATTCTATAAAGAATTCTTCGCCCAGCAGTTCGGTACTGATGTAGATAGCATCAACGTAGAATTTTTTATCGTTAGAAGGAAAATATTTGAAGGAGGGGAGTTCGTACCTAAGAGGGTGCAGCAATTTCGACCTGCTTCAGGAAAGATCAAAAGAGGACAGGTGATGTCTGGTTTGAATAGGTTTGTGGAGGAAGCCTTTAATAACTCCGGTCAATATATAGAAAAAGATTTTACTAAGAACGCATCAAAGAACAACTGTAGATTTTGTCCATTTAACAAAAGCCCTCTCTGCAATGCAGCTATTCTGTAGCCACAGCCTATTTATATATGTATATATAAAACAAAGGCTATGGACAACAAAAAGCTGACAAGCGTCAAAGTAGAGCAGCAGTTATTCGATGAGTTTAAAGTTCAATGCGTACGCTATAAATTTTCATTCCAAAAGTTGGCAGATAGAGCGATCTTTTTCTATCTTACGGATGATACGTTTAGAAACAAAGTACATAATCAGAACGATTTAAACATAAAATAATGCAAGACAAATTTGGTTATATTGAGCAGAAAGATCGAAAGAAGATTCTTCTGCTATGTGATGATATAAGGCTGCACTCCGGAGTCGCTACTATGGCGAGAGAGATTGTAGTAGGTACCTCCCACCACTTTAACTGGGTGAATCTAGGAGGGGCGATGAAGCACCCTGACGAAAAGAAAGCTTTCGACCTCTCTGAAGATGTAAACAAACAGAATGGAATTCAGGATGCTAGTGTTAAACTTTATGCAACATCCGGTTACGGGACAGCTGACATAGTCAGGGAACTTATCAGGACTGAGAAGCCAGATGCAATACTGCACTTCACCGATCCCAGGTACTGGACTTGGTTGTATGATATCGAAAGAGAGATCAGGCAGCAAATTCCTTTGCTGTACTTGAATATCTGGGACGATTATCCGGCTCCGCTATACAATAAGGCTTACTACGAGTGCTGTGACTTGCTGATGGGAATCTCTAAGCAGACTACCAACATTAATAAGCTTGTATTAGAAGAAGCTGCCGATAAGAAAATTATTGAATATGTCCCTCATGGCATCAATCAAAAGCATTTCTTTCCCATTACTCCTGAGTATAAGAACTTTGACAAGTATCAGGAGTTTAGAAAGACTATCTTTGAAGGCAAAGAGATCGACTATGTAGTGTTCTGGAACTCTAGAAATATTAGACGTAAGTCACCCGGTGATGTTATACTAGCCTATCGAAACTTCTGCGATAAGATCGGTACTGAGAAAGCTAAGAAGTGTGCTCTGATAATGCATACCCAGCCCGTGGACGAAAATGGAACTGATCTATATGCCGTAAGAGAGGCTGTATGCGACTCATCATACGTGAATGTATTCTTCTCTCAGGAAAGACTCGGTACCGAATCAATGAACTGGCTTTATAATCTAGCTGATGTTACTATGCTGATCTCCTCTAACGAAGGATGGGGTTTAAGTCTGACTGAATCTATGATGGCCGGGACTATGATCATCGGTAATGTCACCGGTGGGATGCAAGATCAGATGAGGTTTGTTGATGATAAAGGTGAATGGTATACTCCTTCATTTGAAGTACCTTCCAATCATATGGGGACTTATAAGGAGCATGGTGAGTGGGTAGTACCAGTCTTCCCTTCTAACGTTTCACTAGTAGGTTCAGTTCCGACTCCCTACATCTTCGATGATAGATGTGACTTTAGAGATGTAACGGATGCTATCCTCAAGGTCTATGAGATGTCAAGCCAGGAGAGGCAAAGCAGAGGAGCTGCTGGCCGAGAATGGGTTCTATCAGATGAGTCAATGATGTCAGCTGATAACATGGGTAGAAATATTATCAAGTACATTGATAAGACCTTCCAGGAGTTTACTCCTCGTACCAGCTACGATATCATTAAGGTAAAGGATGTAGAAAAAAAATATGTTAAACACCCAATAGTCTACTAATGGATAAAATTTCAGTTATAGTTAGCTGCCCGATCGATACTTATAGCGGTTACGGTGGGCGGTCAAGAGATCTCGTTAAGGCTCTTCTTAAATCAGGTAAGTACGATGTTAAGATTTTAGGTCAGCGCTGGGGCAGTACTAGGTTCGGGTATCTCAAGGAGCATTCCGAGCATGAGCTTGCCTCCCTTATAGTACCTTCGATTACAAGTAAACCTAATCTCTGGATTCAAATTACAGTACCTAATGAATTCCAGGCAGTAGGGGAGTATAACATCGGGATTACGGCTGGGATTGAAACCACTATTTGTGATCCTAGCTGGATTGAAGGTTTGAATAGAATGAACCTCAACTTAGTATCATCCGAGCATTCTAAAGAAACCTTTCAACGATCTCAGTTTAACGTTGAAGAGAACGGAAAAGTTAAAGGACAGGTTAAGCTACAAAAACCTGTTGAGGTATTATTTGAAGGAGCTGATCTTACTAAGTACCTCCCGACCCCTTCAAAGTTTAACCTTCAAACCATTCAAGAGGAGTTCGCTTACCTGTTTGTAGGACACTGGCTACAAGGTAACGTGGGTCAAGATAGAAAGAATGTAGGGTATATGGTTAAAATTTTCTTAGAAGTATTTAAGAATAAGAAGAAGCAACCAGCTCTAATACTAAAGACTCAATCAGCTAATGCTTCTATCCTTGATAGGGATCAGCTGCTAAAGAAAATAGATGCTATAAGAAAGACCGTTAAAGGTTCACTACCTAACATCTACATAATCCACGGAGAGATGTCCGATCAAGAGATTAACCATCTCTACAATCACCCTAAAGTAAAAGCAATGATTAGCTTTACCAAGGGAGAAGGCTTTGGAAGACCTCTACTAGAGTTTAGTTTAGTTAACAAACCTATTATTGCCTGCAACTGGTCCGGTCATGTTGACTTCCTGGATAAGGAATTCTGCTATCTGGTCAACGGAACCTTAACCAATGTTGATAAGAGCGCTGCAGTAGATAAGATGCTTTTAAAAGAATCTCAATGGTTTACCCCTAACGATTCCGAAGCAGCTACCGCCCTTCGACTTGTCTTTGAAGACTATAAAAAGTACGCAGAGCTGGCTAAAAGACAGGGTTATAAGTCTCGTACAAGCTTTAGCTGGGAGAAGATGGCAGAGCAATTAGATACAATTCTAACAGCTAATCTCCCCACCTTCACCAAGCAGGTAGAGCTCAAGCTTCCTACTTTGAATCTTCCTAAACTGCAGAAAGTAGATGAACTGCCAGAACTTAAACTACCTAAACTAAAAAAAATAAATGGATAAGTTAACCGATTGCAAGAGATGTGGCTCCAATGCCTGCTACGAACAGCACGTCACCGACAAGCTAACGACGTGGCTTTGTATGGGGTGCGGGTTCACAACCTCAACAGTTATGACTGAAGGCAGTCAAGCTACTACGAATGCTTTAGAATCTTCTCCAGAGCTCTACAAAGACCTCCTTCATAAAGACCAGGACGGGAACATCTGGATGCCTGCTACGGTGACATTGCCGGGTAGAGGGATGGTTTTCATAGACGGAACTACTAAGGAGAACTGGGTATGGACTGCTGTTAAAGCTATTGAGATTCTAAAAGAGGAACAGCACAAGTACCCTGAAGGTCAGACCCATAAAATGGATATGAAAGGAGCCCGGAACTTCAAGCAAAGAGACTTTATGGATGCTCTAGAGGTAATTGAGTTTTACGCAATGTAATGAAAATTAGTTATGCTGTAACGGTTTGTAACGAGCTTGTAGAGATACAGCGGCTACTCCCTTACCTGATTGAAAATAAGAGGAAAGAAGATGAGATAGTTATCTTCTATGATTCCAATAATGGAAGTAAGTCAGTTGATGAGTACTTAAGAAGCTTATCTTCTAATACCTTTGCTCCATTCCGCTCTATACATTACCACTTCGATGGGCATTTTGCTAATATGAAGAACGCTTTGACGGAAGCCTGTCTAGGAGATTACATATTTCAGATCGATGCTGACGAAGTACCTAACCTACACTTACTTCAATACCTCCCCACCCTACTAGAGGCTAATGAAATAGAAGTACTAAGGGTACCTAGAGTCAATACAGTTCATGGACTAACTTCGGAACATACCCGGAAGTGGGGATGGACTGTTGACAATCACGGAAGGGTTAACTGGCCCGACCTCCAATGGAGGATCTATGCCAACAATGGAAAGATTAAATGGAAAAATAAAGTCCATGAAGTGTTGGAAGGATACCAAACTTACGCTATATTGCCTTTAGAGGTGGAGTATAGTCTGAGTCACCACAAGTATATTGATAGGCAGGAGCGACAAAACGAATTTTACAGTACGTTATGAAAAAAATTTGGTATGCTCCGTATAAGTTTGAATCTTACGGAGAAGAAGAGATTAAAGCAGTAGAAGAATCTCTCCGTTCAGGATGGCTAGGAGGACAAGGTCCTAAGTCGGGTGAATTTGAAGAAAAGATTGCTGCCCGCTTTGGTAAGAAGTACGGTTTATTTGTTAACTCCGGGTCATCTGCCTGTTTATTAGCTATTGCAGCTTTAAATCTACCTAAGGGAAGTAAGATTATTACACCTGCTTGTACATTCTCAACTACTCTAGCTCCTATCCTACAGCTAGGATACAGGCCGGTATTTGTAGATGTGAGCTTAAGTGATTATGTTGCTAATCTCGATCAAGTAGTAGCAGCTATTACTCCGGATGTAAAAGCAATTATGCTACCAAACCTCATTGGTAACAAGCCTGATTGGAAGCGTCTTAGGCAAGAAATTAGACTACTAGGTAGAGCCGATATATACCTAATCGAAGACTCAGCTGATACAATCACAGAGACTCTAGAGTCTGATATTGCTACTACTAGCTTCTATGCCTCACACGTTATTACAGCCGGCGGAGTAGGCGGCATGGTTATGTTTAACGATAAGAAACACGTTACGTTAGCCCTTCAGTACAGAGACTGGGGCCGCCTAGGAGACGATTCTGAAATTATGGACGACCGCTTTAACCACATTGTGGACGGTATTCCTTACGATCACAAGTTTCTATATTCGGTACTGGGCTATCATATGAAGGCAAGTGAAATGAATGCTGCTTTCGGACTAGTTCAATTAAGCCGTTTTAAAAAGTTCGCACAAATTCGTAGAGCAAATATCGAACGATACATTGAGAACCTCTATGGGGTAGGAGACCTAATCCTTCCAGATGATTCAATTAAACCAAACTGGCTTGCTCTTCCTCTGCAAACTGAACGTCGTTTTGAACTACTTACATTCTTAGAAAATAATAACATTCAGACCCGTGTAACGTTTGCTGGTAATGTAACCCGTCACCCAGCCTATAGAGAGTTCTTACAGGATTTCGAAAACGCAGATACTATTATGAAAAATGGTTTCTTGTTAGGAGCACACCACGGAATGACTATCGAGGATGTAGATTACGTCTGCGATAAGATTAAAGATTTTTTTAACCGGTGAAAGTAGTTATTCTCGGTAACGGCTTACTAGGCACAGAGCTTGTAAAGCAATCAAGATGGGATATTATTTCTCGTAAAGAAGATGGCTTTGATATTACAAATCCCTCTACATTCGACCTCTTGCTAGAATGTACAGAAGATCTGCATTTAGGAAAAGCTATATGTAAAGCTAGGTATGACACAGTTATTAACTGTATAGCATTTACAGACACCTACTCAGAAAATAAAAGTA